AATTACAAGATTCATACCAATAATCCAAGGTTGTGCCTTATGAATCTTGTTAATATTTTCTTCACTCCAATACTCTTTCCACCACTTCATTACATTCTCCTCTATGAAATCCTTCAGGTTCTGTCTTATGTATCCAATCTTTTAGTCTTGAAACATATAGCCTTAACAAATCTGCCTGGTTCAGATGAAAAGTATCTTTACTTTCAAGATACAACTTATTATGGAGATCGGCCCCATCTAAGCACTTCTTTATAATAGGGTTCCAGGGTTCCCTAAAAGAAGTATTCCATTCGCGTGGCATATACTATTTCTTCTTACCACCGTTTTTTGCTTTCTTAGCAGTCGCGTTCCCTTGATTCTGCTTCGATTGACCCTTCTTGCCCTTGTTCGCGGACTTGGCCATCGTCTTCTAGTTCCTTAAAAGATAGTCTCAATATATATACGACACAATAGACAGTAAATGCTAATCCACAACAAAGAAGAATAATAACAGACCATACTGGATCAGTTAAATTTTCATGGGGTCTCAGAATTAATTCCATTTAAGTACTCCTTTTCCATTTGATAAGGAACAACTTTTCCAGTCTTAAGTTCCCATGCACTAGTTAAGTCTGGTATTAACCACTTATCTATACGAGAGCAATGCTCCCAGTTAGCAGGAACAGTAGCACAAGGAATAACTACAGTAGACCAAAAGGCAGCAACATAATTTAGAATTGTAAGCATCAATGTTCATCTCCACTTCCTATGATTTATAGAAGTATCATTCCAATCATTGGCATCTGACCAAGGAGCAATGATACGAATATCATCAAGACCCTCGATATCAGACTTCTTAATTTCTCTTATTGGTTCTTGCGTCTCTTCTTCTTCCCAAGTTTTTATGATCTCGTTGACTTGTTTATCTACATCAGTCATTTCCATATCAACTTTACCTTGAACCCACATAGTCCATAACCACTCAATAAAACCTAGAGCAAGATGATTGATGGGAAACTTTTGTTCGTTTGCCCACCTTTTACTCTTGGTATACCAGTTTTCTTCTCCACCCCAATAATACTTAAACTTGTGCTCCATCACTCACAGTCCTTCACCATTGTAGCAACATCTCCACCAATATCAGCACCCTTATCCTGAGCAAACATTGCTACCCATCCTGCAGCCAACCAACCAATATAAGGAATGCTACTAAACCATGGGGCAACAGCAGCACCAGCACTAGCTCCAACCATTCTACCTGCATTTTCTCCACCACCTTCCGCCTTGATACACTCGACTTGTTGGGCAGTCAACTTTCCCGATTCACCACCCTGGAGATGCGTTGCTCCGTCCATGGTGTATTGTTCTTGTTGAATGATATTAGTTTTTCCACCAATACCAAAGAAACCATTCTTTTTATTAACAATCCTATCCTTAGTCATCACCTTAGGATCGTTAGAATTGTATTTGATTTTATATCCATCTCTACCATACTCAACTGTATAAGAAGTGTAATTACCAACAGGCAGATTAGGAAAAATGGGACGGTTGATTAAGTGTCCAACCATCCCCAGATGTGCGATACCAAACAAAGTACCTACTCCAATAGCAGCCCATTTAAATGGCGACTTCGGTGGCACATTGTTTGGTTTCATTTTACCATTCCTTTAATTGTTTATCTAAATCTTTCAATTCAGAATAATACTCACAAGGATATTCCATAGTAATTTGATCACCCTGAAGCATTAAGTCAGTTCTACACATTCCATTACCAATTTCCATGTGTCCAACAATAAACAAAGTAAGTAGCATCATTGTTCTATACCGTAGGCATTACAGGTGGTTCGCCGTCTTTCTTAGGAGCAACAGATGTAATCTGAAGAGGTGCTTGTTCAATACGAATAGTTTGAGCAGGAGCAGTTGCGGCAGCGGCAGCAATCAGTTTCTCCAAGTCTGCTTTGGATACACCACCAGAGTTACCCATCTTCATTGTTCCGTCGCCAGACTTCTTGGCAGTCTGAACACCGAAGGTAGCAAGAACTCCTGTAAAGACAGAAGCAATAAAAGTAGGATCAAGTTTCTGTTCAGGAATACCAAAAGCAGGTGGCAGTTTAATATAAGCAAGGGTTAAAATACCACCAGACCAAACAAGAATGCCAAGGCGAACCATGGTGCTGATTGCTTCCAACTGACCTTCGTGATCATCGGCAGCTGCTTTTATTTTACCAAATAAACCTTTCTTTTTCTCTTCCTCTTTCAGAGGTTCTTTTACTTCTTCAGACATTTAGTGCAGAATAATGCACTGTTATTTATGGATTAAGGTAGTCAACTGTGATATTTGTATCTGTTATTTGATTATATTTTTTACAAAGGTCTTCACTTGATGCGTGTTCCCACTTGTGTTTTGTTTCTTTTAACTGTTTTGTGTAATCTTCACCATCGTTTGTTTGCATCTCAGTGGCAACGATGGTTTTGATTAACACATCTCTTGTTAAATGTGTCATACCTTTAAATGCTTTCCAACAAAAAATTTACCATAACAAAACAAGAAGTATTCACAGAATTTTTCTTGGCTGGTTTCCCAAAAAATTTGGGTGATATTATTTATTTAAACTCATCCCTTACATACTTATATGGAAGTGTCCCTTCTAAGATTTCCAAAAGTTCTCCATACTCTTTATATCGTCTATCACCAGCAATAAAATGATGCTGACGTTTCCATACAGCATCAATAAGAAGTTCTGTTTGTTCGTTTGTAAGTTTCATTTTAATCAAAAATTGGTTTTACTGGAGGATTCCACTCATCTCGTACTGCTTTCATAACATCTTTAGGGACGCCATAATAACCCATATGCATCCACACACAGTCGATATAACGTAAGTCTTCTCGGTCTGCATCTATCGTGAAAGAATCACAATACTGAACAATATCATAAGGAACTTCTACTTTCTTCCAAGTGTGAGGTTCTTCAACAAAAAATGGTACAGTCATCAATTAATAAATCCCTCTTCACGCAACCATTTTTCAGTCAGTGGTGTGGGTTCATAAATCTCCCACATCTTACCAGTGGTGCAAGCATCAAGTGCTTTGGCAGTCATACCTTGAGTCATACCTGCCCACTTTGCTTCTGCTTCAAAAGGAACAGCAGACTTTGGATAGGTTTTCTCTACAATATCACGCCATACTTGTGGAACCTTTTCCTCTGGATAGATGAGAGCAATCAAACTATTCTTGATAGTTCCTGCCATACAATCTTGTGCAGAGTGCCATCCTTCATGACGCATGACAGTCATAAGGACATGAGGGCGATGCACAAAGGCATCATTCAGATAAAAGTTATTTGATACTGTGTGATAAACACCACGATGACCAGGGGGGAAATACTTCTCATTCCCTAGAAAAACCATAACTCCGATCTTATCAAGGGATACCAACATCGAGTCAAACTCGTCAGCAACAAGATCAAAATTAGAATTAGGAAACTCTTTACGAATATCGTTGATACTCTTGATTCGTCGGACATCTTTGGTGCATTCTCGTGTAATCATGCAACCCATAGCATCCATACTATAGAATCCTTTTTTAAGTTTTGGTTCAGCAAAAGCAGGTGCCACAAAAGACATTGCTGCTAGCATAGACAAAGCAATTTTTTTCATAGTCCAGGAATAGAAGGAATAGCACCACCAGTTGCTGATGGCATTTTTGGCATAGCACCCTGAATCATACCAGGAAGTGCTCCAGCAACTGCATCTGTTGCTGCTTTGACAGCTTGCTCCTTAGCAGATTCAATCAGTGCATCTTTGTTGAGAAGAACATAAGTACTTCCACCAATCAATGCTAAAGAAGTTAAACCAGAAAGAAGAGCGATTGCGTTAATTACTTTTTGCATAGTATGTCTCGTAATATTTTACAATGCCGAATGTAGTAGCATTGCCTTGAGAAACCCAGTCATGAGAACACTCATAAATGGATTGACTGGAATATTTAGGAGTACCACCTTCTAAACGATGTCCAAATTTAGCAAGAAGAATTTTAAGTGCTTCTGTTCGCACTTTCATTCTACCATCACTGTACCGCCAGTCTTCGTTCATTTAAACTGCCCCAATCCTGTTCCAGAGTTCCAACCATTATTTTCATGGAAGTTTTCAGAACCACCAGGAAGTTCTTCCTTCCATGTTCCCCAATATTTAGAAGCACGTTCATACATCAGTTGATGAATGTTTTCAGGTTCTTTTAATTTGGGTTCTGCAAGTTTACGATGAAGTTCATTCTTAACATACTCCATTGCCTTTTCAGTCTTTGGAGCAGAACCAAACCAAGGATCATCAGGAGACACTACTGGAGCAGGAACACCAAGGTAAGTAGATTGAACTTGAGGAGTGATATTTACTTTTTGAAGAGTAGTCTCTTCCTCAAATTCACTTCTAGGAATAAAAACTTTTTTGATTTTGTTAATAAATTTTTTAATCATGACCAGATTATTTTTTTAGCGTAATTATGTGCGTATTGCTCACGATAACCTTTGATTCCCCACCCCAACCAGTAATAAGCACCAACCATATATTGACGAATTGGTTGTCCATGTCCTTCAAACTCTGGAAGAATTTTTTGGAATTGAGACTCATTAATCATATAACGAGTTTGTCCTTCAAGAGAAGATGGATCACAAGAATACTTTTTACAGAACTTACCAAGACCATTATATCTGGCAGTGGTGGTCCATTGAATCAAACCATAACCACCACGGAGACATTTTTCGTAAGGAACAATAGCACCACCTTCACAAACATTAGGACGGAATCCAGATTCTGCTTTGATATTACCCATAATTGTAGCAAGGGCATTGCGATCAGAAATCTTAGTCTTGTCCTGAAGTTCTTTAAGAACATATTGCTCGTTCTTATTGCATCCAGGACACTTCCATTCTTTTTCTACAACCTCGATAGGAACTGCCTTTCCATGATCAACTTTTACATCAACAGAAACAATTTGTGGAGGTGCTGCGATCTCACTGATTGACGGATAAGCACAAGCAGCGACAGGAATGGTTAACAGAAGTGGAGCAAATAATTTATTAAACATTAAATTTAAACAATTCTACATCCGTTATGGAAATCGCACTCCCTACGGCACTTGCATATTTAGCAAAAAGGAGGCAGTTAAGCCTCCTTACAAATCATATCAAGTTTTAAGTGTAATGTCAAGCAGTAACGGGTTCCCGTGTTGCAGTCTTCACATATTCCAGGACTGCTTCAGGAGTGGTTTCTCCATAGGGATCGTCAGCAGCATTATCACACCTGCCAGGTTCTTCAAACAGTTTCTCAATGATACCGTTATCAACCACAGCAGCATAACGCCAGGAACGCTCACCAAATCCAAGATTGGACTTGAGAACTAATTGACCCATAGAACGGGTGAAGTGAGCATTACCATCAGGAATCAAAGTAACCTTTTCAATTCCTTGGTCTTTTGCCCAGGCATTCATCACAAAACCATCATTAACAGAGATGCAGTAAATAGCATCGATACCAAGTTGAACAAACTCTTCATATCGCTCTTCAAATCCAGGGAGTTGATAAGCACTGCAAGTAGGAGTAAATGCACCAGGTAGACTAAAAATAACCACCCGCTTACCAGTGAAGAGATCCAGGGAAGGTTTAGTAACAAACTCTCCATTCTCACGGAATACAAACTCTACTTGGGG